TTTAGGAGTATTGAAACTTGTAAAGCTGTAGGCAGCAGCGCTAAAAGCCAGCATGCAAAAGGTGAAGCTGTAGATTGGGAAATATTAGGCGTAGATAATTTGCAAGTAGCTCAAGAAATACCTAAAATTATAGATAATTGGGATCAACTTATTTTAGAGTTTTATGATCCTAAACAAGGTCCTGATTCAGGTTGGATTCATCTAAGCTATAATAGATTAGGGAACAATCGAAAAAGGATCATGAGAGCTTATCGCTCAAACGGTAAAACTGTTTATAAAGATTGGGATGCCCTTTCGAAGTAAAAAACAACGAAAGTTTTTAGCTTGGAAGTTTCCTAAAATTTATAAACGCTGGCGTAAAAAATACGGTAGAAAAATTAAGAAAGGAAAATAAAATGCCTGGACATTACGGATCTAAGGGTATGGGTAAAGGTAAAAAGAAAAAAGCCAAAAATGGTAAAAAGAAAATGAGCATGAAAGATCGTATGGCTTATTTACGATCACTAAAAGGTAAAAAGAAAAAGAAAAAATAGTGGCTCAATATAAAAGAAAAAGCCCTGTACCAAGCCAATATTTAGCAGGGCTTTCTCCGGCTGCCAGAAAACGTCGCAAAGCAGAAATAAAACGACGGAGAAATCAATCAGGTAATTATTCAAAATTTTCTACGGATTTTGTAAAAGGTAAACGTAGAAAAACGAAAAAGAGTATTTACACACTAAGATACGAACGTCAATATGGCTCTAAAAAATCAAAGCGCAAATAAAGCTTTATTGAAAAAGGCTAAAGAATCGGGAATCCCTAAATCAATCTTGGAGCAGGTATATCGTCGTGGTGCTCAAGCATGGGTCACTGGACATCGACCAGGTGTTCCTCAGCAAGCATGGGCTCTTGGGAGGGTCAATTCTTTTATAACAAAGGGAACAACCTGGAAAAAAAG